GGATAATCTCCATATCCTAATGTAGTTTTTAAAGGCTCTAAACTTGGAAAGGTTGTCATTGTAAAACAGTAAAAGTACCAGAAGTTATTTCATTAGATATTTCTGCAACATTACTTCCATTTAAAGGAAAATGTGTTGCCTGTATATTGCTAAGACCATCATTATCATAAGTAATACTGGTAATCTGATAATAATTTATTTCTGTTCTGTCATCACCTACACTATTTTCCCTTTGTAGTTGTAATTTTATAATATTTGTAGGTATAACTGAAGTTGTTAATAATGGAGTTGAAAAACTTATGTTATGGGTGCTATGTTTTCGTCTTGCTAGTTCATATTTTGCGTACAGAATTGCATGATTCACATCACTACAACATTCTGAAAGGTCGAATTGCTCGGTTGGTGAATCTAAAGCACTACTTGTAAACCTTACGCTTACAGTTTTACGTCTTGAAACTGCGGTTGGAATACAATCTGTATAAATAACATTAGATATAAATTCTCTTCTATCTTCAACATTTAAATATATTTTTTTAAATGAATTTGGGATAATATTAGCTTCAGTAAATGTAGCAACAGGTGTTAAAGCAGTTGTATCTATTTGATTGCTACCATTTATAGGTAATGTTGGCGCAAATTGATATTTTCCACCTACAGATAAAAAAGATAAAAAATAATATGGTGCAATACTAGAAATATATTCAACAATATTTACAGCTTTTGCAATTATTCCATTAAAAAACATACTGTTATTAGTACAAAAAGTACTTAAACTTTGTAAATTACTTAGCTCTACAGGTGCAACTATTTGAGCCGTATTATTACCATCAATTTTTTTATAAATTTTAAATAGGTGCATTGCTAAATCAATAAATTGATTACTTGCTCCCTGTGTGTAACTAGAGCCAGATAAACCTGCGCTATATAAATCTACTTTTACACCCTGTTCATAAAATATATATAGTTGTTTTGTTGAACTTGGAAATGTACCAGCATTAGGTTCTTCATATAAATTACCGCTTGTAGTTAAAAATGTAATATCAGCAAAACTACTATTATTGTTAGATGTGTTTTGAATTGTTGTACTCGTTCCTATAACTGTTTCACGTTGTACACCTTCTAATGTACCTGTACTTGCTGGATTACTAGTATTAGTTTGTGTATTAGTAGAAACATGAGTATATTTATAAATAAATTTGGTTCTACCTCCACTCACTTGCTGAAGTGCTGTTAAGTTTGAACCAGTAAGGGGTGAAAATAAACCACTACCTCCAATTAAAGAACGTAATGAAATTACAGTCCCAACTGTTTGACCGCCTATTAAAGCACTAGAACTATACCTCCCATTAAATAAAAACTGCATATTAGAAGAACCTATATATGATTGATATGCGGTAGTTATATTGTCCCCAGTTTCAGCATCAAAAACTTGTAAAGATGCAACAAACGTAATATTCGAAGTATCGCCTGTACCTCTAGTGATAGATCTAATATCAAAATAATCTACAGCTTGATCAGGAAATTTTATTAAATTACTACCAGAAGTTTTTGTAGTTTCACTTAAATATGTATAAATATCATTTCCACAATATAAACCAGAGCCAGTTATAGGGCATGAGTTAGGTGAGCTAGCTAGTGATGCAGCAGTACTATAAACATGATTTAATGTTACAGATGTATCATCTAAAAAACTTAATTTTATTAAACCTGTATATGCTTTAGCTTTTATTGGACTACTCACTATTTCCCCTTGAGATATGACATAAAGTAATTTTTGTACAAAGCTATCAGTACCAGCTTTTACTAAATTTGGTTGTATCCAAACGCCACCAATATTATTAACTCTTTTACCAAAAACTATAGGCACAGTTTCACCTGTTTTTGCTATTTTTTGTGATACGTTTAAATCTGCATCTGGATGTTTAAAATTTTCTAAACTATCATCTAATATTTGTGAATTTTGCCCAACTTTTGATTTACGTTGTTTTAAACCAGTAAAAGATGATCCTTTATAAACAGTTCCAATAGGTACAGGTTTATGACCACCTAAATAATATTTTCGACTATCATATGGTTTTTTATAAAATGACGTGCCAATTCTTTTTGTCATTAAATATTCTCTTTATCCATAATATAAGGTAATATTTCGGGTGGCACTAAAAATGTAGCAAATTTAATAGTTTTAATTTTTTTTGTACCAGTTAAAACAGTGTCATCAGCAGTTTTATATACTCTTTTATCATCAATAATATGGGCTGTTACATCTGTAACTTCTGTATTATCTTCTAATACTGCTTTAATATCTTTTGCAAAAATAATTGTATTCATGTAGCAACAAACCTTCCTAATAAATCACTACTAATACGTTTTGAAGGAACTTGAGCTTTTTGTTTTGATATTGCAGGGGTAACACTCCATGAAACTGTAGTATCATCAATGGTTGCATTATCTATTGTACCTATATATCTACAAATTAAGTTTGCAGAATTAGAAAATGTATCTTGACCTATTGATTGAGTATATAAAGATGCAATTACTAATCTATCGCCTGTCATCGCTGTATCTGTTAAATCAACAATAGAAGCAGTAGCAGCTAAATTTATAGTTAAGGTATTTATATCACTAGCTTCAGTAGATGCAAATCCATTAGCATCAAAAGCTAAATATGTAAAGTTTACATTTTGATCTATTGCTGAATCTGCTGTAAGATTTTGTGCAGATTGATAAAAATTTTGATGTGCAAGTGTAGGAGACCTTTTACCACTACCATTTAAAACGCTAGATTTATCTGCGTAATATTCAAGAAAAGTTAAAATATCAAAATTAGCCATGATTAAAAATAATATGTTGTCCCACCTGCTTGCAAATAATTCATTGTTTGTTGAGTTGCGCTTGAAACCGCGTTTTGTAGATCACTTGTTGTTACATAATTTGTACCATCCATTTGTGTTACATTTCCTGTTTGTATATTTACATTTGGAGGTTTTGGTCTTCCTGAATTTTGACTAATTGAATAACCACCACTAGGTAACTGTGTGGCTGACAATGTACTAGGGTTACTGCTTGGGATTGTATGTGTTGTCGTTGGTCTAGCAAAATCAGCTCCTACATTACCTGCACTTAAATTAGATTCATTATATCCATAAGTACGAGGTAAAGAAGGTATTGAACTGCTAGAAGAAGAAGAAGAAGAAGAAGAAGAAGAAGAAGAAGAAGAAGAAGAAGAACTTGGCTTCGGTGGATTTGCTTGCGCTCTTCTAACTCTTCCTAATATACTTAAGATTCGTTCTAAAAAACTTATAAAACCTCTTAGTGGTGCTGTTGCCATTTTTATAGCATCTTGAACAATGTTAGGTAATCTGTTAAATGCGTTTCTTGCCATTTCCATTGCACCATTAAACACACCACCAATAAAATCAGTTAAAGGCGAAAAAGCATCAAAAATAAACTGACCCACCGCTTGAAACGCTGCCCCTATTTCATCTCTAAATTTAAATATTAAAACTCCTAAACCTATTATGGCTGCTGGTATAGCTGCGCCAGCCAAAAGAGGTGCAAAGAAACCTACAGCAGCACCTATCGCTGTTCCTAATGCAGCAATTCCTATAACTATACCTCCTAAAGCAGGTGCAATAATAATTAAACCTGCACCTAATGCTGTAGCACCTGCAATTATTGTTTGAAGTGGGCCTGGTAAATTTGAAAATTTCTCTAAAATGCTTGTTAAAAAATTAACAAAAGGTGTAAATGCTGGTAATAATTTAGTACCGATGACAGTACTCAAGTTTTGCATTGACTTGTTATATAACTTAAATGAGTCAGGTGGTGGTACATCCATTTCTTTTAATTTCCTCATTGCTTCTATAATTACATCTGTTGTTAAAGCACCATCTGAACTTAATTGTTTAAGTTCTCCTACTTGTACACCCATTACATCCGCAACAGCTTGACCAATTGCTGGTAATCTTTCCATGATTGACCTAAACTCATCACCTTGTAATACACCACTTCCTAATGCTTGACTGAGTTGTAACATTGCGCCCTCAGTATCAGCAGTTGATAAATTGTATCTTAAAGCTGCATTGTTTAATCCTAAATATGTATCTTTTATTTGTTCCAGAGATATACCCATAGGTCTTAATCTTCCAAAAAGATCTGATACACCTTTAGTAGCTGTATGTTGACCTATACCAAACCTTTCAGCAGCTTGATCAACAAAGCCTAGTACTTGCTCATGTTCGCCATATTCTTCAGTAAGTATTTTTAAGGTTTTTTGTGTTCTTTGCATATCTATCCCAGCTTTTAAAAACCCAGTGACCGCAGCAGTAGCACCAATAGAACCTAATACACCCATTAAGCTGTTACCAGCAGATTTGAGCTTATTAAAAGCTGTTGCAGCCCTATTAGATGATTCTTTTACTTTCCCTAAACCTTTATTTAAACCGTTTAACGAGTCTTGCCCTGTAACTTTTGCTTTAATTGTATATGTGGTTGCTAAATCCATTATTTATTTTTATCGTTTACAGTTTCTACTATTTTAGCCTCTAATACCTGTAAGTCAGCAAGTATTTCTAAAGGTTTTTTTATTTGTTTTTTATTTAGCTTAAAAATCCATTGTAAAGCATTGTAATCAAGGCCAATAAGAACACCCTGATCTATTCTCCATTGAGTTTGGATTTGTACAAATATTGTCATAGCTAACCAATTAGAGGGCAAAACTTCAAATGTTTTTTCTTCTTCTTTTTTTTCTTCTATGGGCTGATCAAATAGTACAGCATCGTCTTCGGCTGTTTTATCTATAACACGATCACCGCACCAAAATAATGCAGCCCCTTCTAGTTTTTTGTTTTCTGTTTTGTTAGTTCTGCAAAATAAATTTCAACTAACCTATTCGCTAACATTGGAAATTCTAAAATTTGTTTTTTTGTTGCTTTTGAATATGGTATTTCTTTTTCACCATCTGTAATACCATCCCACCCTACTAAAATTTCATCTGCTATAAGAACGTCACTAATGTTTTCACCGTTTGTGATACCTTCATCTAGTTCTTTTTGTTTTTTATCTGCTTGTTCTCTTATTTCGTTTATTCTAGATTGTGGAATAATTTTAAAAACAGCGTCAAAGGTTTCTTCTTTTTGTAAACCACCATCTGAGGGCGTATAAAACTT